GTGGGGTGAGGGGCTTGAAATTTACTAACTCCACTAACTATTTTTTTTTCCATCAACTACCGGAGGAATTTTAGAAGCACTAAATAATGCTTTAACATCTGCTAAAGCGTGTCTAACGTCTACTTTTTCCATAACAATATTTTTTAATTCTTCAATATGGTTAGCATGATCAAAATCTTTACTCGTAATATAAGTAGGATTATTTACTAACAGAATTTCTTTAGCTTCAAGTTCAGATAACTCTCCGGCTAATTTATTCATAACAGCAATATATAACGCTTCTTTAATTTTTCTTTCACTCAGCTCTGACATGATTATCCTCTCCATTTTGTAGGGTTGGTTTGTTTTCTTCTTTGTCTATTAAGTAACGTATAAAAGATCCCATAGACATATACATTTTTTCTGCCATGGGTTTTGCTTTTTGATACGCATCTATCTTAATTGCGACAGACTTATATTTTTCAATATCGGTCATTTCTTTCTCCTATATTTAGTATGTTCATTCATACAATGCCCATACATATGGGATTATATAAAAATGTCAAGGAATAATTAAGTTTTTTTATTATTATTATAGTATTTCCAAATTTCATCTGACCTAAAAATATAAGGATATTTTTGGAATAACCCTAAAGTTACCATTAATAATTTTTCTGTATACTCCGGGTCAATAGCATAATTTTCTAAGCTTTCAATAACATCATTAACTTTTACGTTATCATCTATAAATTGTTTAATACGAATTTCTCTGTACTCTTTAAATGCACTAGAAGTATTAAGTAGTGCAATATAATCAGCAACACTTTCACATCTGTTACCATACATTCTTAATAATACATCACTGTTTAATGATTTAATATGAGGCTCTGTGTTATCTGTTTCTATAATTCCGTAATAATTATTTGCTTCCGTTGCAAACCTTGACTGCCCCCAATCAGACTCTAATATTGCTTGCGCTACACTTATAACTACAACAACTCTGTGCTGTGGTTCAATAACAGAATTATTTAATATAGTACATTCAGCAATGCCTTGAACAAATTGATCTTTTGGATTTATATCATAACTAAAATCAAACCCATTTAACATTGGGTTACATAATAAAAATAATGTTGCGCACAGTTCTTTAAACATCGTCTTTCTCCATAAACTCGTATTCTACTTTTAGTTTTATCTGTTCCGGTGTCCGTTGTCGACATATTTTTGTACCGGGTTTCCACGATTTGCGGTAACTGGTGGTTTTTACGTCAATTTTTCTCACTTCTCCTGTCTTTCTATGCACTAAAACCATATCAATAGGACCTGTTCCTTGCACATTACGAAATACCCAGTAATCTTCTTGCAAGAATTTTATAACAGCTTTAAACTCGCTAATGTCCCCTATTTTTTGTTTATCTCTCCCCATGATGGTCCAATCTCCATGTCTACTTTTAAAGGAACCTTTAGTTCCACTGTATTTTCCATTACTTCTTTTATACGCAGTGCTTGCTCATTGGATTCAATAGAACAATTAAGTTCATCATGTACCTGTATATGAGATACAATTCCCTCTTCATATAAATCTATCATCGCTTTCTTTGTCATATCTGCACTGGAGCCTTGTATTAATCTATTAAGAGCTTTGTATGTCCATGCACGTTTTAAGTCATGACCATATTCTCGTTGTGCATCAACTAAAGATAAAGACTTATGAATACCAAATGCTCGCGGTTCCCATTTATCAAATCGACATTTACGACCAAGTAAGGTTCTAAGATAACCTACATTATCCGCTTTCCGTGTTGCTTGTTCCATTAACTGCTTAACAAAAGGTACATTCGCATGAAACTTAGCAAACAAATCTTCTGTTTCTTCTTTATCTAAACCAAGTTCACTCGATAATTTACCTTTACCCATACCATACATCATACCAAGGTTAATTGTTTTAGCTGTACGTCTATCTATACCCGCCATATCAGCAACAGCTTGATGGAAGTCTGGATCTTCTGTCTTATAAGACTCAATAACTTCATTTGCACCTTTTAATCCTCCTCCTGTGAGCGCGGCAAAATGAACTAATACTCTTGGCTCTTGCTGTGAGTAATCAAAACTACCCCATGTACAGCCCTCATTTGGTACAAAAATTGACCTAATTAGAGGCCCTATCTCTTTGTTTCGTGAAGGAATCTGCTGTAAATTAGGATTAGAGTACGAAAATCGTCCTGTTACGGTACCTCCTGTGTCTCCTCTCATCTGATGTATGTCTGCGTGAATGCGACTTTTATAAGAATGACGAAGAATAGTATCAATAAAGGTAGTACGTGCTTTATTCGTTTCTCTCGCGGTCACAATCATCTTAGCTAAAGGATGTTTATGTGAGGTAAGAAAGTTTTTATCAAACTTAGGTTGCCCGGACTTCTCTGTTCTTTCATAAGTAATCTTTAACTTATCAAATGCTTTCGCTACACTAACGGCCGCCCAGATATCAACATCAACATTAGTATCTTTTTTAATTTGTCGTAAAACTTTAGTCTCTTGTGTTTGTAAATTCTTTTTAATCTTCTCTGCTTTTTCTAAATCAACGCGTACACCATTCCACTTCATATCTATAAGACAAGGTAGTAACCGTGTCTCTAAATTAAATATACTTGTTAACTCTTGCTTAATTAATTCTATTTTAAAAAACTGCCACAGTCTTAGTGTAAGGTCTGCGTCTTGTTCTGCATAAGGACCAACATACATAGCGGGTAACTTATACATCTCTGCTTTTGCATCAACGCCCCATTCTTTTGCAGCTTCATATAATAAAGCTTCTGACTTTGTTTCTTTTAAATAATCTTTTCCTAGTTCATTAAGAGAATATCTAAATCTATTTTCATCTACGAGTGGAGCGGCAATCAACGTATCTATAATACGTCCTTTAACTTCTAACCCCCACCAACGTAACCAACCAACATCATACTGTGCATTGTGAAATATTTTATCACAAGGTAAATCTAATATTTTTTTAATTTGTCTTTTAAGAATTTTTTCATCAAAGTTGCCACCGCCTTCATGTTGAATAGGAAAGTAACCTTTCCAACCTTCGACTGCTATTGCAATGCCTGCAATGTAACCATTATTAGTTGCCCAACCCGGACCCGTTTGTTTTATTCCGGGATCATATGTTTCTAAATCAATAGCAATTTCTTTTGCATCTGATAAATTAGGTACATCTTCCGGAGGAGTCCATTCACTTGGTGTTTTAAATAATGGTAGTTGTGTCATACTATTCCTTATCGTTTATTTCGCCGGCAATAGCAGCATATCCCGCCATATCCAAATAACAATCTTCTGTTGGTTTATGTTTAAGTCTCGCTACTTTTACAAGCATCATACATATTGCAACATTATGTGCTGATATTTCATGATCTAAAAAAGCACTCCATAACTTTGCAATGTTTTCATGATTAGTAACCTTGTCACCATAGTCTCTTTCTCTTGGTCCTCTTACTATTTTAATAGTTTGTTCTAAATATTCTCTACTGTCCATCTTGAACCTTTTTCATATGTTGTAAATCTTGTTGTAATAACTGCAAATCAAGTTTTAATATTTTTAAATGTTGCTCAACGTTTTCACGTTTCATTTTAGGTAATTCATTTTTAATTTTTTGCACTTGCTTTAGAGTTACATCTAATTGTTTAAGTGCAGTATTGATATCAAACGCCATTAAAACGCCTCCGAAAATTCTCTGTCCGATTGTGATCTCACAATGTTCAAAGTGTTTTTTGCCCGTGTCATTCCCACATAGAACACACGTCTTTCTGAATCTCGTTGTTTCCAATACTCAGCATCAGTCTTACGAGATAAGTCTGTTAATAACATAACATTATCTGCTTCGCCACCTTTTGATCCGTGTATAGTAGATAGCTTGATCCGTGGTGCGCGTTTAATGTTTTCTTTACGACGCAATACAGCTCTTACATACGTTGCTTTTGGCAAAGGTATATTTCTTAGAGCATCAAACCAAGGCTTTTCTTTATTAACAGATAGTCCGTAGTCCGATACCAATGTATCATAGGTATATAATTTTTCTTTATTAACATTTTTCATTTCTTTAAATTCTTTCGCTACACCTCTACCTGTTACAATGTAATTATAAAATGACCGAACAGCTTTAATATCAACTGCTTTTCCTTTTCGTACATCTTCCCACGCAAGAATAGCTTGGTGTATTCTTTTATTAATAGAGGTACGATCTCCTCTTTCATAAAAGTAACCATAAATTTTTAAATCTTCTTCTAACTTATCTAAACGGTACCTGTCTCTTGCAAGCACTAACCAATTACCTTCTTTCATTTTTTGTAATTGTTCTACAGGATAAATATTTATTTCTCCTTTTTCATCTCTTGAAGTCCACTCTTTATCAACTCTATCCTCTATACGACTAATAAGTTTATTAGCTTTCGCATGAATTAACTTTGGTAAACGATAAGATTTATTTAAAATAGTTCGTGTTCCTTCCATATTCATAAGGTACTCTGGTCTTGCTCCCGCCCAACGATAAATTGCTTGGTCATCATCGCCCGCTATGTAAACACGTTTTGCATTTGATATAACTCTCTCAACCATTTTCCATTGTAACCAACTAAGATCTTGTGCTTCATCTATTATAACAACATCAAAGTTTGGAATTAAATCATAATGCTGTTTGTTAAAATCAACAATCATGTCTGTCATATCATATTTGTTTCTTGCTCTTTTATATTTAATTAAAGCTTCATCTATGTATTTTAGTTTTGGTAATCCGCCGGGTAAATGTCCTGTGTTAGGATCATTAAAAAAGTTTTCTGTTGTAAGTCCTCTTATCTTTGCGCCATCTATTATCTGCATAAATATATCATCGGGAAAACCAACACCATATGTTTTAATACTTTGATTAGGATTACTTAATTTTATTTGTAACTTATTAGATATTACACGGTAGTCATTATCATCCATTATGTTTTCATCTTTTAAATGCAACCCTCTGTACGCCAAACTGTGTAGTGTACGAAAGTTCATAAAGTCTTTTGTATTATAATTTAATTGTGAAACTGCTCTTGATAATGCTTCATCCGCCGCTTGATTAGTAAAAGCAAGATACGCAATCTTATTAGGAGCTACATTATTCTCTCTTAATTCTTTCTCTACAATTTTTAATAGATGTGTTGTCTTACCAGTGCCCGGAGGACCAAAAATAATATTTCTCATTAGAATGGTGTCTCTTCATTCATGTTTGGTGTTTCAAAATCATCTGCATTCTTTTTTGTCCAAGGTAAATACCAAAGATAAGACATCTTACCTTTTACTCTACGCCTTATATCGCCGCCGCCTAACTTGTTTCGAATGTGCGCTGTCATCTCTGTTGTATTAAAATCTTTAAAATCATTTTTCTTTAAAAACTTTTGTAACCACTCAGATTTGAAGTAGGCAGTCATTTTTTGACTCTTACCTTCCGTATCTACGTATTCTTTTTCTTCAAATAAAGCTTTACCCATATCTATTTCATCTATGTTTTCTGCATGTCCTTGGTCCTCTAAGAAATGTGCAAGTAAGTTTTCAAATCTACCTGTCTTTGTAATCTCATGTGGCATCTGTATAACAACAACAGTTTCCATTAACATTTGTAATCTACTGTCCCAATCATTTGGTCTCATCATGTTAGGCACAACATTAATTTCATTCATGCATGCTTGTCTAAATTTATGTTGATTGTATAATTGATCAGTTGATAGCTTTAATCTTCTTGCATCAATATTTAAAAACCAAATTGATTCATCACTTTCAAACTTTGTTAAATCACTTACTTGATGCTCAAAAGAATCACCTATTCCGTATTGTTTACCTCTGCATAAGTTCTGTGAACACATAGCGGCCATAGGTTGGTCTTTACATTTGTATTGATAATCTTTTTTCTCATGTTGATTTATTGTTTTTAAAACTTGTTGAGAGGGTAGTGGTGGTTCCATATGTTTATGATTAAATTCATCTATTTTACCTTGCCAATCATCCGGCCACTTCTTTTTTGCGTAAACTGCATATTGATATAATGTATTATCTCTTCCGCCTTGTGGTATTCCTTGCGACATTAAAGTAGCTATACAAGGTGGTCCATCTTTAAACTCTTCCTCATTCTTTCTTTTAACTTTAAATTCTTTTAAATCTTTTTCGGTCGTACAATAAGTATCATATAGAGAAAAGAAAGTATC